CAATATTTGGCCGAAAGGTGTGGTCGCAACTCAACCAAGAGTTCAACGCCTTCTCAATACTGCCAAAGAAGCCATGGGAGAAGTCCGGTTGGAGGGTCGTCACAGACAAGCCATCCTTCACAAAGGGAGGCGGTCTGCCAGAGAACGGCACTCTACCAGAAACCAGCAAGCCAGAATTCGCAGAAGTGGCTACCAAACCCAAGACAGTTGCTCACACATTCGATCTGAGCGAGACTGCAATGTTCCTAGCCGACAAAGATGACGGTCTAGGAGATGCAAGGGCTGTCATGAAGATGGAGATGTCGAAGCACCACGCAGAACACATCAACAGAATGCTACTAGCAGACTTAGATACCCCAGCAGGAAACGACTTTGAGTCGATTGACAGGGCAACTTCCTCCGCATTCGTGGAACTTGCCAGTTCTTTCAGCGATGTGAGCGTGACCAGCGACCACAACCAGTATAACATCACCAGAAGCAACCAAAGCACCCGCCAGTGGTATGACGCAAACGTCGATGCTGGAACGGGCAGCACTGAGAGGCCTCTGACTCTGAACATCCTTGACGGTATGTTCCGAAGCATCTGGGAGCGCGGTGGACAGCCAAAGGTCATCCTAACTGGCTACGACACGCTTGAGAAGATCCAACAACTTCTCCAGCCACAGCAGAGATTTACCGAGATGAAGAGAGTAGTTCCCGGCGTCAACGGCGTCAAGGGTGTTCCCGGAATGGAAGCAGGATTCGTTGTAGCAACCTACAACGGCGTTCCTCTAATCCCATCCAAGGACGTTCACGCTGAGTCCGGTGGCCTATCAAGGCTATACTTCATCGACTCTGACTACACATACTTCTGCACCGCGAAACCAACGCTATACCACGAATCCGGTATCGAGACTGGCGATCCATTCGGCATCAACAGGCTAGGACAGATGGGCATGTTCCACACAATGGGTGAACTATGGCAACTCTTCTATGGAGCGCACGGTAAAATTAGGGACTTGAGTGCCTGATTGGAGAATACGGTGGAGAAATAAAAACAGGTGATAAAAGATGGCAAACGATAACTTAACAGGAAACGGAACAGAAGTATTCAACAGCCGCCTATGGGGCGGAGTTGGAGATGACGACACCAGTTGGCTGCAAAGCCCAATAGGTAGCAACGCAGCCACTGGCACGATCTGCATGGGCATAGTCGATGTAGTCGTGGCTAACGGCGATGCAGCCTTTATCTACGACTTGGCACTATCGACCAACGCGATAGTAGGGTCGGAGTTGATTGGTGTTCTTAGCGCACACAACATCACGACTGCTGGCGGAAACGCCTTCACAGTTGCAGGGAACGTATCGACAACCACGTTGATCAAACTGACACCAGCATCCGCTGGTCAGGATGGCGACACGGTTCGACTTACATTCCTATACCGATGAGGTGGGCCCTAGATGGCTCTGACTCTACGATATGTAGGCGCGCGTCCATACACTGAGTTCCTCGTTTATGGAGTTCCATACGGGTTCTCAAGAGGTATGGAGCGAACCGACATCCCTGACGCATGGATCGAAGAACACATACGCCCCTCGATAGAGGCGGGTGTGACGATGTGGGAGATCGTTGATGCGGGTGCAAAAGAAAAGACCGAGAAGATGAAGCAAGTAGTCGAAGCAGCGGCTCCAGAGCCCTCTCCAGCCCCAGAGGTTGTTGAGGAGCCAGAGCCCGTTGCCGAGCCTGCTGCTGAACCAAAAACCTCAGACGATGGCGGATTCAATAAATCAATGACTCGCGCTCAGATGATGACATGGTGTTCCGAGAGAGGACTATCTGTCAGCAACACTGACACGAAAGCATCACTGACTGAGAAAGCCATGGCACATCTCAGCGGTGTTTGATTATGGCAGACAACTTCACTGACACTATTGACGGCGATGGACGCTACGCAAGTCGCGTCCGCGTGAACCGCAAGGTCATTGAGTTCGACGGCCTAGCAAGTGCGAACAGCGAGTCCAAGACAGTGTTCTTGAATGGCAAGATTGGCAGGATCATAATCGATCCTAGCCGATGCACATCCACAAGCACCACTGCCACATCGGGCTCATTGGAGATACTCATGGACATCGAGAATGCAGCGGGGACTCAATACTCATATTGCGACAAGTTGGACTTCCTCGACTTCAGGGATTCAAGCAACTCGCCTCTGCACTTCCAGACATCAGAGGGAGGTAACATGAATGCAGACGGAGGAGCCACAAGCGGATTGCACTTCACAGTCACCGCTCCCGGTAGTTCAAAGGCAGGAACAATCGTCATCGATGAGCCTGCTGCATGGAACGGACTCGTCTGTGGACAAGTCACTTTCAAGGTCGCAACGTCTGCCGGAACATTCGATTCGGACACCGGATCTCTAAGGCTCACAGTGCTGTTTGAGTGAAAAAAATCCGAATCCGTTATAATGGATTGCAAACAGTGTGATTGACAATGGCCCTTACTGTCGAACAACTCGGAAGAACAAACGTGACGGGAAACCGACTCACCGTTGCACTGAAAATAACCTTTGATGATGGATATGACACTGGCGGAGAGGCTCTTGACTTGACGGCATACGTCAACAACATCGAGACTGTAATGGTCGAAACGAGCGGTGGCTTCGTCTTCGGATATGATCGATCAAACAAGAAACTCAAAGCGTTTGAAGCAGGGGTAGATGGAGACGCATTGGATGAGGTTGACAACGGAACCGACCTTTCCACAGTAATCACATTCATCACAGTCACTGGTGGAAGGGCCTGAAGGGGGTTTTCCCTTGGGTCTTGAACTAGGCGAAATCTGCTTTGAAGAAGCACACGAAATAGAGCGTAGGCGGAAGGTCCGCCTCGCTGAGATCTCTGGCGATGACGGTGGTTACGTCGGAGAGGACGATTCTCCTTTCAGTTCCAATAATATGAGAAACGCTCAGAAAATCAAGATGAAGGTTTCAGGAAAGCAAAGATTCGATATACAGAACATAGGTGCGGGGACAAGGTGCATGTCATGTGGGCTGCTACATTTCTGTTGGGCTCCCAAGTGCGCCGGTTGCGGTGGACCCATTGACTACAATTTAGGGAGGCAAGGATGATGTCAGAAGAAGTGAACGATATATGGGATAGCATAGTAAAGGCTGTTTATTGCAATGTCTGTCAGCATTACGAGGATGAGACTAATGGCGAATGTCCCAAGATGAATCATTCCATGAGAGCATGTCCTGCTAGAAGGGCAGCAGACAAGATGAGAATGAAAATAAGGGCATAGTTTCAATGAGATGATGGAGGATGATGTGTAATGCCGCGTGTGTTCAATCCCGGTCATCGTCCTAGTCAGCCTCTATACCCTGACGAACTCGTATATACGACGGTTTCCAAGATAGAGCAATTTCTGCAACTACCTCTCCCAGAGAGGACTCCCCTTGCAGGAGACTCATCAGTATCTGGATCTAACATCCTACTGCCAGTGGCAGGAGCGGATTATCGAAGATGGGGTTATGCTAGCGGTGATTCCATATTAGTCTATGACGACAACGATGCCGTTGGCAGCACTTTGACACTAACAGGAGTATCATCTTCTGGAAGCAGCGGTGTTGTGAATCTCGTTGCCGCCAACCCCGGAACGGCATATCAATCGGCATCCAATAGGAATGGATACATCCAGCCTCAATCCGCATTGAGCAACAGCAAGGAGAGAGGGATAACGAAATCCCATGTCGAGCATCTGATCAAGATAAAGCAGGACTACATCGACACGCTATGCAGAATGTCATGGAGGCCTAGAATAAAGGTCGATGAGTATCAGAACTTCACTACGTTCAAACCATATCGAAGGAGATACTACACAGATTACGTCGGTGCTGTCTATCTCAACAACAGAGCGGTACAAAGAGTATTGAGATTGGCTGTTTGGCAAGGTGACTATTATCGTGAGTTAGCGGCAGCGAGAATCAAATTCACCATAACAGACAAACACAAATTCGCAGGTACGGAGAAGATATTCCTATGTCCCAATGTTGGTCATGTAGCCACGTTGGAAACTGGTTCGACATCAACAACATGGTCAAAGGATTTCGGCCCTAAGACGATAGCCCAAGAGATATCAAATCTCATCAACACAGATTCAGAGGCAGGTAAGACAGCCATACAGATAGGATCGCTCACGGAAAACGGAAGCAACTTGAATGTGAACAATGAATTCCTCGCTAGTGCCAACAGCGATGAGGGAGATGGCGTTGTTCTGGTAAGTAGTATGAGATCAACCGACGAGGGAGAGGATACTACTATCGCATTCACTAATTCACACTGCTTCGCAACCGCACTTGGCACGGATGTTCAAGCGACCATATCGTCCGTAAATGGCTCGGAATTCGTCCTAAACGACGCATCTGGATTTGTTCAAGGTAATGGGTTATATTTCATAGAGGGTAATGGGGACGCCGTACATGTCGCCAGATGCACAAGAAGTGACAATACAATCACCATACAAGCAGACCTGACATCATCATTCGCAAATGCCCTCAGTGTCAGCGGCACAGTCAAGCAGCACAGATTCTCATCCGATGCTACTGAGGAGCAGAGACAGAAGGATTGGTGGTCGATGGAGGACAACGGCGCTATCATGTTCAACAACCAATATCCGTTCTTTGAGAATCACAGTCTGAAGATATCCTACGTCTATGGAGAGAGATATCTGGATAAGGCGATAGAAGATGCCTGTACCAAACTTGTGGCTATGGATATCATGCTTACAGATGATTACACCGCGCTTTTCCCAGAGGGTACGAGCAACCTAGACATAAGTGCTAAAGTGCAGAGAATGGAATCAGAGATAAAGCAACTTCTGACTCCGTATCAAGAAACCATTGTCGTCGCAGGGATGGGTGGTTAGTCTGTGGATGATCGATTCATAGACCATCTCAAGAACCTCAAAAAGGCCTTTGATGACGAGTCTAAGGCAGCAAAAGAAATGGTTTCTAAAGAGCCCACATACAGAATGAAGATAAAGAATGCAGAGGTAGCCATGAATGAGGCGGATGGCTCGCCGTTCTCGGAAGAAGAAATAGAGCGCAACGTGGAGATCATTATGGAGAACAACCCATATCGAGTGGCATATAGGATGGCTCAGCGTGAAAGAGAGGAGGCGATGACTGGTGGTTGACGCAATTGCATCATTAGTAAGCATCCTCCAATCCAATTGGAACAAGCCACCTCAACCAAGCATAGAGGACATCGCTAATCTCGACAAGGGAGATGCAAAGAGAGTCAGGATGCTCGACAAGGATGTAATCAGGATATTTGAGACAGCGCATAACGAGGCGCAACCAGAGTTGCTGTATGATTTCGTCAACCAGCACGTCAACCTGACGATAGACATTAGAAGCGCCCAGACAAGAGAAAGATTGTCTGAACTCAGGGATGAGACTAGAAGAATCCTACACGCTTTCAGAAAGGGCGACGGAATCAATTTCGACAGAATCATCTTCAAGACTAGGACAGACCTTTCCGACAGATCGAAGAAACTCTTCAGATACACGCTCCAGTGCGAGGTCGTCACATTCACTCTCGATGCGACTGGGGATGGAGGGGCTGTCGTCAACCCTGCGACAGGAGCAGTCACTGTCGGTCAGGCTCAGGCTTTCGATACTGATTTATCCGCCTTAGCCGCTCTTACTCATTCAGATGGCGCATTCATAGTCAGCGATGGATCGACATGGGTCGCAGAATCGGGTGCGACAGTTAGAACATCATTGGGGCTTGGAAGCCTAGCCACCAAGTCAACCATTGACACCACAGACATAACCGGCTCTGCCATCATCACATCATCGGAGTCCTTCGCTGATTCGGACACGGCCATCATGACGGCTGCTGCCATCGAGGACAAGATCCTGTCGTTTGGATTTACCACTGAGACTGGCGACATAACAGGAGTTACTGCCGGA